CCACCCCCGCCGCCACCTCCGGCATTGGCCCATGTAAGCTGCCCCGTACCATCCGTCTGCAAGAAGTAACCGCCAGAACCATAATCCGTTGGGAAGGTGTAAGTCTGAGTTGAGGTTGTGGCTGCATTACTTGGCTGAATGCGCAGGATCATCGTGCCAGAACCTGCGTCGTTAGACTGAAGCTCTAAGTAGCCTGATGTGCCAGCACCTGTATTAGCCGTAATCTGTGCATAACCAACAAACGATGCCTGACCAAGGTCAGTAATTGTTGCACTAGAGTTCTGCAACAACTTGCCCGTCGTCGAATCAAACCGAGCAATAGCATTGTCTGTCGAACTTGCAGGCCCATTCACATCACCTGCCGTTAGCGTTGCAAACTCAAGCGCACTGCCACCGCTATTGACTTTTAGGTACTGATTAGCTGTACCTATGGCTGTAAGCCCTGTACCACCGTTAGCAACACCTAATGTGCCAGTAATTCCTGTTGATAGCGGGAGTCCAGTTGCATTGGTAAGATTTAACGCAGAAGGGGTACCAGCATCACCGTCATAAGTAACAACGCCGCCCGTAGTGCCAGCAGTCAATCCTAATGCGGTTGCAACACCAGTCCCAAGGCCAGATACGCCAGTAGTGATTGGCAAACCAGTCGCATTAGTAAGCGTACCGCTCGATGGCGTTCCTAATGCACCATTGAATAAAACTGGTGCGCCAGCAGTGCCTACCGATTGGCCTAGCGCTGTTGCAATGCCAGTTCCTAAACCATCAACACCCGTTGAGATCGGAAGGCCGGTCGCGTTGGTTAACGTGCCTGACGAAGGCGTACCAAGCGCACCACCTGGTGCAACATAATCAGTGCCAGCAACAGCGGCTGCAATAACACCGCTTGTCGCTTTAACCATGCCCGTGGTTGTTGCCGCTTGAATCAGCTTACCAGTCGTTCCACTGTATAAAGCAATCTGCGCATTGACTGAAGACGCTGGCCCTACGACATCACCGACTCCGACAGGAGAACCATACTCAAGAGCCGTACCTCCTGAATTAACTTGCAGCACCTGACCAGCAGTGCCTAATGCTGTCAATCCAGTACCACCTGAAGTGATCGGTATGGCTGTACCTGAATAGGTCAGTGTGATGTCTCCAGCACTTGTGACAGGAGAACCTGCCGTTAAGAATGCTGGTGGGTTGATACCAACCGACGTAACGGTTCCAGAACCCGTTGATGTGAACCATTTCACACCTTCAGTCGTAGTTGAATCAGCAACCAGTATCTGACCGTCTGTACCTATCGGCAAACGAACATTGTCCGTTCCCGTATTGACAATCATGTCACCCTTGGTTGTTGTCGGCGCTAGTGCATCAAACGCTGAAGTCTTATCGCTTTGACCTGTACCGCCCTGACTGATTGCAAGCGTACCTGTAATCTTGGTTGCAGCAATCGATGTAATCCATGCAGGATTTGCATAACTGCCTGTCGTATAGACGCCGTTAGTTACAGTGCCTGCATTACCAAGAACATCAATATTCCATGTTCCGGTGGCACCTGTACCTCCTGTAGGAACAAAAGCACCGCTTGCTCCAATAGCGGTTTGTAAGGCAGTAAGTACGCCAGTACCGAGTCCGGTAATACTTCCAGAAGGAAGGTTAGTACAGTTTGTTAGATCGCCAGAAGATGGTGTGCCAAGTGCGCCGCCAGGAACAAGATAATCAGTGCCTCCAGTAGCAGCCGACAATACACCAGAAGTTGCTTTTAAGATGCCTGTCGTTGTCGCACGTTTGATGACTTTACCAGTGGTGCTTGAGTAAAGCGCGATCTCATCATCAACCGATGCCGCAGGGCCATTTACATCGCCTGCACCAATCGTGACGCGAATGCCAGCAGCGGTGGTTGCACCTGTACCGCCATTAGCAATTGGTAGTGGTGTGCCAGAGTAACTGACCGCTAACGTGCCAGAAGTGGTAATGGGAGAGCCAGCAACTGACAAGAATGCAGGTACTGACATAGCAACTGAGGAAACGCTACCTCCACCGCCACCACCACCTGCTGCATTCTTAACAGACAGCAATTGAAAGCTAGAACCGTCATACATCAGCGAGCAAATAGCCCCAACCACAATGGCATTAGCAGACAATGTACTGCCATCAGGGTAGATGATGTTCTTTGCGCCTTGACCATTGACGTTTAAGGTACAAGGCCCAGTGTTAGCACTCGTTGCTTGGAACTGAATAGCAAGACCAGCCTGGTATGTTGTTGACAGCCCAGAGAGCGAAACAACATAGGCATTTGTTGTGCCTGAATCTAAAGCATAGTTGCTGTAAGTTGATGCGTCATTAAGCGCTGTTGCAACCGTGGTGAAATCAGCATCCAGGTTAGCAAGCGGGATGGATGTTGTTGCAGTGGCAAATGTATTCGGAATTGTTACTGGCTTTGCCATCAGAACCTCGCTCTTAGTTCATGTTCAAGCTGGAAGCCATTGAATGTAAAGGCTGGCGCTGTGGATGTTACCGTCATGCCAAGGTATTTGCCATACATCTGCGCATCGTACTTGAGCAGTTTGTACCCTTCGGTCAACTGGTAACCAGACGAAATCCATTGCAAGGTGCTTCCAGCATTGTTTGTCCATGCAATGTTACTAAACGAATTGTTTTGCCACGCAACTGCATTGCCAAGCGCAATGGATGTTGATGCACGAGACTCACTATCGATCGAAATATTCAATGAACCGGCAACGGTGACAGGAAATGTCGCTTCAACACCAAGTTTGAGCGCTTGTTTATCTCGAATCGGGTCTTTCAAGTCCCAAAGGGCAGTAACGACCTCTGTTGAGATGTTAGCCGCCTGGTCTTCGTACATTCTAAAGAACGCACCACCTGATTCAACACCATACGAATTGATCAATCCATTGACTGGCGACGAATTGATGTGTGTAAGGTTGCCTTGATAGCTAATAAACCACTTGCGATCAAAGAAAACCAGTTGCACACGCCTATAAGTACCGTTGTCGTTGTATCTGACGTTCCATGCAGACACCAGAATGTTGTAGATCAGTGTCTGGCAGCCCGTAACCGTTGAACTGAAGTCAATATTAGGGAAGATGCCATCAAGCGCATCGCTAATCTTGGTCGTTGTAGCGCCAACCAGCGCATAAACACCATACCGGTTGATAAATAGGATGCTACGAAAGTATGCAAAGACACCTAAAAACAACTCAGTACCAATCGAGGCGCTGATATTAGTATTGGTAAACAGCGTTTCACCCAACGTATTGACGCGAACGTCAGAAAAAACGTTGATCGATGACTCACCAAAGATGTAAAGGAAGTTGTTAGCAGCAATGATCTGCGTGATGTCGCCATAAAGCGTTCCATCAACCAGCGTTATGTTGCCAGCAGAGATGCTTGTGAAGTCGTTGTAGCTATCTGCTGCCGTGTAATAGATGGTTCGACCGTCAGCAATCCATACACGGCCAGAAAATGACTGAATACAAGTGCCAGGTTGGTTGATTGCTGTTGCCGTAAAAGACGCGCTAGTGCCACCGCCGTTAGGGTCGGCAACATAAAGCAACTCACACGTTCCGTTAGCCAATGAACCGCTTGTATGAGTAGGGGCGGTGCTTGATGTCGTACCTCCTACTGTGACGTAGTAATAATTCCCCCCAGAAGAAAGCAAACGACCTTTTTGAAAAGCCGTTGTTGCAGCCCAAGAAACAGCGCCAGCAGTTCCAATATAAACCGTTGGGGCAGAGGTGTATCCAGTACCAGGCTCATCAAAATTGGCTGGCGTAACCGCTACCGCAGTAACAACGCCGCTAGAAACTGTTGCAGTGGCTGTTGCTTGAATGCCACCCGTTTCATTAGGCGTTGAAAAAGTTACGATAGGCGCTGATGTGTATCCAGAACCGCCTGAGACTTTGGTAATCGCGCCGACCGAACCGACCCGAACGAGATTCGTCCCGTCGAACGTAGCGTATCCATAAGTTGTGTCAATGATGAGCACTCGCTCATTCTTCCATTGACTGATCTGTGTTCTTGTACCGCTGAAGGTTCCCGATGCAGCCAGAGTGATCGGTGCGGTAGGGGTTTCCAAACTGACATACTGCGCACCTCCATTGGTGAAGAACGCAAACATGTAAGCGACACCGCCAATATTGGCTGGTGCCAAGTAATGCACCGTGCCGCCCCAACTAAAATTCGTACTGCTATAGGTAACGCGCTTTTCTTTGGGAATGACTTTCAGGTTCGAGTACCCGATAGGCATCACATTCTCTATCCAAGCAAACTCATTTTCCTGAATGGCCGTGCGATTGGCCTTGGTGTTAAGCCCTTTGAAATCCTTGGTAACGTGGTAGGACTTCTTTTGCTCAACAGCAGCCATGATTACTGAACCGAGTAAGGCGTTGGTAGACGGCGCGTAAAGCTCGAATTAATCGCTGCCAGCAATTGCTTCTTGTACTCGGCATTGAATATCTCTGCTTCACCGTAGGATTGCTCTTTGTACTTTGCCTTATAAGCCGCATAAAACGCAACAGGCGAGGTGTAAGGCTCAAGAATCACCTCAGTCTGCGAGTCTGATGTCAAAGGCACTGGCAAGAGGATGGTATCAACCTCAATCACATAGACCTGATCAGGCACTGGGCCAAAGTAAATCTCATTCTGCCCGTATCGCGTAAACGCAATAGGTCTTCCTGTGTAGTTCTGCCAAAACCGCAACTCAGCATTGAACTGCGTCCATGACATGTATCGCAGTGGTATGCGCGTATTACCCCAGTACAGGTTGATATTGAGGATGTCGAGAATCTGCTCTGCCCATGAGGGCAGTGTCAGTGTCGAGATGTTGAGTGTTTCAACCGAGGTGGTGGTAGCACCCGTCAGGATATTGCGCAAGCAACCCGTGTCACGGACAACTCGATGCCGAGCACCGTTGATGTAGTCGGTTAGCTCGGTATCTGTCCAGAAGTTACCAGCAGCATCATGCAGCAGTCTGCGAACTTCTGCGATATACCCTGAGTAGGTTGCCATTTATGCCTCATCGCTTGTCTGGGGCTGGACTTTGACCCCAGCTCGCCCACGCGGAGCGGGAGGGGCTACTCGTTCCACCAACACGGCTGATTGTTGGTCGGGTTTTACTGGCGCGTCCGTAAAGGTGAACTCGGCAAGCCGAGCCATCGCTTTATCGTGGTCGGTGTTCATTTTCATCCAACCTAAACGCACCAAGTATGGATATTTATTGTCGTCGCCATACCCAAAGATATGTCGCGCAACATGAGGTTCGAGTGGAACGCTTTTATTAAGAGGAAACTCAAACCACTGATCGACGTACTTGGCGACCAGTGGCTGAGAACCTTTGTTTGTCACAAAGATCATGCTTCTAAAATGTCCCCGTAAACGTATACATCTGCTGTTGCTGCCGCACCTTGAGCGGTGGTGAGCGATAAGTATAAGTTGGGAATGCTTGATTTAACCGTGGTACTTGCACTGCTTGTCGTACTAAGGGTCAAGTCAAGAAAAAGCGCTGACGTTGTAAGGGAGGAGTAAGCCTGGGCCGCTGCCACAACCGCTGTACCACCTTTGCTAGCAGCGGTATAAACGCCGCCAGCAGCCGTGGTCAAAGAGATTGAAGCATTGGTCACCACAATCCGTCGCAGAATAAACTTTGACGGATTGCTAAACATGGTGATTTGCTGATCGGAAGTCGAATTCATATTCGCGCCGATCAATTTCCCAAGCAGGATGCCTCCAAACTGCTGCGGCAATAGATTACCGACTTTGTTTGCATCCATGCTTTACTCCAATTACGAGTTGTAGGTGCCAGAAGCAGCCTGACCGCCATTGACGGTCAAGAACAGTGCCGTAACAGTACCAGAGGTCGAAACGATCTTCACGTTTTGACCATCCGAAACCATCATGCCACCGGTATTGGCTGCAATTACATCGGCCCAAGCGGAACCGTTGTAAGCCTGATACTTACAGTTTGCGACGGGATAGATGACGTACAGACCTGCTGGCAGCGTGTAATCAGTGCCTGCCGTTACCGATTGGGTAACGTAGTCAAAATACGCGCCATCAGCATCGCTGGATAAGCCACTAACGATGATTTTATTAAGTGCCAATGCCATGATCGACTCCTTACAGCGTGAGTGAGTTAAGGCCGGTCACTTTGGTCATGCTCTTAGGCTTGGTGCTCACCATTTCTGCAATGGTCAACACAGCGCCAACATAACCAATCTGCCAGTTAGGCAGCGTGGACTCAAAGCCGGTAAACGCAAACTCAGCCTGATCGTGAATGTACATGCTGAGATAATTCGAGTTCAGCAAGTACAACGTGCCTTCTGGGCAGTAGGGATCAGGATAAATCGGCACACCTGCAACCATAAGCGCACGGAAACCGGACGTTGGGCCTTCTTCACCGCTAGCAAAGTTGCTACCAGGGGTGATCATGTAGGTTTCTTGGCCTACAAAGTCTTGCGCCAACAACGTCCAAGTACCAAAGCCGCAAACACCAAAGGAAGGCACCTCAGCACCGTTTTTCACCGTTCCAGAGATGTACTGGAGGATGTTTTGACGGGTTGGGTTAACCGAACCAGCGGCATACTCTTTGGAACTCCACCATGTGTAGGTTGAACGGCTCAAGCCACCATAGGTGCCTGCCGAATCAACTGCAATGGGCAGTCCAGTGAATTGCTGTGCATTGCTGGTGTTGTTGTAGAGCGCCGTTGCCATGGCATCCATCATGACGTTGGTCGCATCGTTCATGCGAGCCTCAATCAAAGGAATCACAGCGTAGTCTTGCTGTACAGCACCTTCCATACCAAGGAAGGGAACCGGTGCGATCATCAACTTAAGGTTGAATTCAGCGTTGTAAGCACCCTGCATGACGCTAGGCTGTGCAAACGAACCGCTGTAGTCCGACCATTGTGCGTTGACAAACTGGGAACCCTGGACAGGCACGGTTACAGACGACACACCGCCAGAAGCAGTCTGCGAGTTTGCAAGCAATGCGGCAAGCAGGGGAGTTGAGTTATAAAGCTGGACAACCAGTTTCGGGATGAAAGCCCTACGGGTAACGTAGGTCAGTTCATTGTACTGACTGGTGCCTGCTGTTGGGATAATACCGCCACCAATAGGCATGATAGGTTCCTTTTAAGAAACAGACCTAATTAACGAAGTCCAATCGGGCGAGACTGGTTTCCCTGTCTTAGCTCGTTGAGTGCACTCGCCGCTGCTTCCCTGGCCGCTGCTGCAGGATTCTTCAAATACTTCTGAAAGTCATTGACCTTCGAGGTAATTGGCGAATTACTGAATGCAGGGGTGGGCTTATCAGCCTGGCGCATCCAGTTGTAATACTCAGCAGCCGATTCGTGATTGCTAATGCCTTTTTCAATCATCAATTTCTCGATGGCTTTGACATCATCATCTGATTCGGCAAGACGTTTCTCCTTCAACGTATTTCTACGTCTTTCTAACTCAGTGCGAGCGTCCTTCTCTTTCAATTTCGCTTCCAACTGTGCAATGCGATTTTGTTGCTCGCTAATTGCATGATTGGTTCGATCTTCAATCTCAAGTTCAGGAACAGGAAGGTCGGGATGCGCCTGCTTGGTCAATCGCAAAAACTCCTTTCGGGTCTTTGGATTTTCAGCCAAGGCTTTCGCCAAGGCAGCAAGTTCATCTCGTGCGTCAGGGGTAAGGTTTTCTAGCGACATTGTTTTTCAGCCGTTCAAAACAATTAGTTAAATGACACGCTTGGTGTCACCAGGTTTGGAAAGCGTCATCTGGTTTTTAGTAACCTTTGACGATCCGCTTAAGCCACCAAACGGCTCATACCGAGGTGGGTTGTAAATCTGACCATTCTTTTGCTGGTTGTCCGTCGGGCGACGGATTGTTCCAGCACGGGGTTTGAACAATTCCATCTCTATCTCCTAGATAGGTAAGGGTGGGTTTTGAGTCCCAGGGGTTGGAGCCGCAGCCATTGCTCGCATCTCAGCCGACGCGCCACCAGCTTGAGGCAGGGTTTGAATCATTTGCATGATTTCAGAAGGTACCAGTTCCTTGGCTTTGTAATCCATTTCGCCAAATGCAGAACCAATCTTGCCAATGGCATCTTTAATCGCCTTTTGCTCTGGCGAACCATCAGGAAACTTTTGCATCGCACCCATGAGCATACCCATACCGAGTTGCACATCAATACGGCCTTGCATTTCCTCACCCTTTTTGGGTTCAGGCGTAGACATAGGGGAAGACATGGGTGGCGAGGAAGCACCAGACAATGCCGGTTTCTTTTCTTCGCCTTCTTCGCCGTCAGTGCCTTCCTCTTCAACCTCGATTTCCATCGAAGATTTGCCGTTTTTGGCACCGCCGCGAATCAATTTCATTAGTTCTTCAGCGCTAACAGCCATATTGTGTCCTTTCAGGGCGGTTTGTAACCACTTACTGACCGTCTGTCAAGCGATTAACGGCGTGAGGGCCGTGCATAACGGAGCATTTTGCGTTGCATCATGAAAAACGACCTCCTGCGCGTTGATAACCCGTGCGATTCATCGTCGCACGACCATAATTGAGTTGCGGCGTCTTATAAATCTGTTTTAAGTCAGATTTTGTCGTTCTTGGTTGGTCATTTTGAAAGGAATAGCGAGCAGAGCCGCCAGAACCGCCATTGATGTTGGAATTACCGTTTGTCAGCATAAAAACCTCTACGTAGCAGGTGGAGCAGCGCTTTCAGGGGTTGGCGCTTGCTGTTTTTTCATTTCCTGAGCCGCTTGCTGCGCTTGTTCCATCTTTCGGAGGTCTTCCTTAAGCAATTGCTTCATAGGAGGCTCCAAAATGTCAATCAAACGCTCTTTGGTGATCGCACCACGGTCTGCAAGCGCAAAAGCAAGGCTTCGCAGGTCTTCCGTGAAGATCGGTGAGTTGGAATGAGCATCAACCTTGACCACAAAGTCCTTGGTGAACTGATTTGCAATGAATTTATCACCCTGATCATCGGTATAAATGCGGTCTGAATAGGTTTGCATGGTTTTTAAGTACAGCGTTGCCATCTTTTCTAGCGCATCTTCAATGATCAATGCACGTTTCTTAGCCCTCGAAGAGCCTAACCGCGCTAATTGCGAGGCATGGCCTGCACTTCGCACACCGGATTCACCCCTGCCTTGCAGCACATTGACAATGCCAGAGGCTTCTTCAAACATCTGGTCAATCTCTGCAATCTCTCTAAAGAGATCGTTAGGGATGGAAGGCGCCATTTGCTCAACTTTGGCATTTGGCATGTCGGTTGATAGCAAGCCACCTACGCGATTAAGCGCAAAGTTCTTCTCATCAAGTAAGCCTGTAAAACCAATGAGCGCTGTAGGCGGTGAGACTTGCTTGGATAAGAGGTCAAGAATCTCAGACATCCGTTTATTGCGCATGTCTTGCAGGAAAACCAGCCTTGCAACCTCCGAAATACCCCAGTAGTAGTCATACTGCGGGGTTGGGCAGAGCTGAATAAAGGGCAATTCACCCTTTAGGAACATGCTTTGACCTGAACGGTCATAGATGATGACGTTCGGGTCAGCAATGGTGACGCACTGATAGTCCTCAGTGTCATCGTTATAGACCCACAATTCGGTCATCTTGATCGTATCTTCAGCAACGCGAGCCTTGTACTGCTGCATACCAGCAATATTGAGGTTCACATTGCCGTACATTGTGGGGTCAGTGGCCGATAGGATCAAACGTTGAATGCCATCAGGCACCTGGTTCTCCTGGCTTTGCCCCATTTGCAAGCGAGAAATCAATGCCTCACGTTGCGGGTGCGAGTAAAGCCTGGCATACAACTCAGAGCGTGTGATGTAGTAAATCTGAATCAACGCTTCCTGACGATCAGTGTGCGGGGTATCTTCTCGATACACGCCAATACACCGTGGATCAACCATGTAAGGGTGCAAGCCATTCTTTTGAATGAGCTTAATGAAGGTTGAGTTGTAGCAAAGCGCCCAGTTCAGCGCTTGGGCAAAGACTTGATCAGCGTTGCTGTTTAACCAATCGTCATTTAATGCGCCTGTTAGCGAAGGAATCTTGGTTTGCTCGTGCTTATTGACCGAGGCGCCAAGCGAGATGGTAAAGCGCGTGGTTTCAGCGGAATAGAGAAAGGAGGAGAGCTGATCAATGTGCGGGTAAATCTTGTTGTAGTACGCAGGCGGTGCATCCAATCCCGCACCAAAGAGATAGTAAGAGCGCAACGAGTCATAAGTTCCCGTGCGCTCCTGAATGCTGACGGAGCACTTATCTACCAAGTCATTGTAGAAATACTCTCTCTGGATGGGATCGTCAGGAATTCTCATGTAGGCAACTTTAAGTTCTCATGATCACGAATGACCACTGAAGGCGTTGGTTTGCGCAATGCTATACCACTTTCTTTGACAGCAGACAAGCCCCCAACCGTTTCTCCGCGTATTGAATTGAGATTGTAGTTGCCTAATTGTTTGGGGTTACCCCACTGCACAGCAAAAGGATTCTGTGGTTGAGCGGCTTGTTTATTGCCTAGCAAGGCATGTTGCTGATGATCGCCTTCACGCGAAGACTTGATGTCACTCATGCCGTAATCCTTGGCTAATTCACGCAAGGTGGTGTCAGCATGTTTGGTGGAATCGGACTTCATACCCACGGCTTGCAAGAACACCATTTGTACATCGGATGTACAACCATGCGGACATACAGGTTCCCTGCTTTCAAAAAAGCCATGTGCGGGACATTTGTAATCATGAACGACTGCCATAGTTTCTCCTTAGTTGCTGGTCAAGATTTGGGCGTTGATAGTCTTGTGCTTTAGGGCGAATGCCCAGGTCTAACTTAAAACCGCTGCCATCATAGGTAAGCAGTCTTCTTCTCACCATCTGTGGCTTGGGTTGCTTTCTAAATTCCACATACTTCTTGCCAGCCTTAATCATGACCGCAACATCGCCATTAACCCAATGCTCATAAGCACGGTTCACACGGGTCTGTACAAGCTCTGTTAGGGGGTATTTCCCATTGAGAAACACATCTCTTAGGTGCAAAGGATCAAGGCCGCATAGCTCGGCAAAAAGAGCAATGGAGATGCCGCGTTTCTTATCCTTCATAAACGCAGGAATCACTTCCATCATCTGACGCTTACTGAGGCCCAACGCCAATCGCCTTCAAGTAGTTGTTGATTTGTTTATCCACGACTGGCACTTGCACCGGTGTGACGGCTTCTTCTTTGCGATCACGCGTCATACGCATTTGCAAGAGCCTTGGCATAAGTTGTTCGGCAAAAGCTACGCAAGCAAGGGCTGTAGCAATGACACGATCATCTTTATTGCGCCCATAAGCGGCAATTGAGCCTTGATCACGCACCACAGACTTCATCTCTTCCAGTAAGTCCATGGAATACACATTCATCATCCCGCGCTCAAAATAGTCCTTAAAGTAATTCAGCATCCGTTCTTTGGAAGAATGCGTGGTGAGATAACCAAGCGAGTTCGAGACGCCACCCAACGAATCATTACGCCGCCAAAGGTAGTGTTGCATGTGAGATAGCACATCCATCAAACCTCTTGCCTTGCGCGGTTCCATCGTCTGCGCCTGTCGTTTGAGGTTGCGCATCTCATTAATAACCGCCTGACCTGGCCCATTAACTTCTAAGTTGAGGGTGGAGTTCTTATAAACCCCTGCCAGATAGCACACGACCCAGGCGAACTGGTAGGTGTTGAGTTCAGAGGTAGCGAATTCCGCAACCTGATCAAGTCCATCTGCATAGCAGCGGTAGATTTGGATGCAGAAACGATCAGCCCAGTCGCTGCTTCCATATGCTGGATCAGCACCGATGACGTAGTAGGCGTTATCAACAGGTTCCTCCCACACTTTAAGCGTTGCCATGCGCTCTGTTGAGTTAATTAACTCAGTGTCTTCAAAGTATTGTCCCATCGAGAAGCGATAGAACCGAGGTAGTAATTGCTTGGCAACCTTGGCTTGATCAGTACAACGGGCATGTGAGAAAAAACTAGACCCCGTCATGATGAAGGCATAGTCCTCAGTCGGTGGAAACTCCTGATACATGAGGGCTTCATCCTTAATCCCCTCATTCATCTTCCATCGCCACCAAGCAATCTGCCTTGAATTGATCTCAAACTGGTAGAGTTTTTTAACTTCTCGTGTCCATTCCTTCTCTTCAGGACTTAGCTTGCCGTCCCAGTACACCTTGTAGACATCGGACTTGGCATCTGCCGAATAGAGTTCATTACGCCACCAGCCACAAAAGATGGCTTTCTGGGTTCTCGCACGTTTGGCAACGGCCCACATGTCATGCCACATATTGAACCCACGGGCTGTGCTCTCAAAAAGGTAAAGCCGATTAGGATTCTTTTCTGCAAGCGATGCCAGCAAGGAAGCTAGTCCTTCTTCATCACCCCAAGAAGACGTCTCTGTGCCATGCAAATAGGTAATCCCCTTACCACGCCCTAACGACCCCTTGGCTCGCAAGCCTGCTACCTGGTAAAAAAGCCTGCTTCGGTTCTTTAACACCATCTGATTCCTGTTATGCGTCATTAAAGGAATCTTGTACTCCGGTGGCAACCCATCCATGTACATGGCTAGTGTCGTTCTGAATTGATCTCGGTTCTCTTCCGTATCGGTTGTAAGCGTTCCTTGAAACCCAGGATTCTTAAAATGCCAGTAAAGGTCAAGTGCAAGCGATATGGTGGTAATCCCAAGCTGCCTGCCTTTGAGAATCACAAAGAAGTGAATGTCATTATTCAGACCCTTGGCAATCTCTTCCATCACATAGGTCTGGCTACCAAGCAAACGCTGTCCAAGACGCTGTATGCCTAACTCTTTGGTTTCAACCTTCAGTTCCTTGCAGAACTTGTAGAAGTGATTCAGGTCAAACTTCATTGCGTACCTGGTTCATATTCGTAATAGGTGCAAACCTTCTCTGCTAGCAAGCCATCTCGGATGCATATCAACACCACTTCCTTTCCATCATGACTTTCCTTTAGTCCAATTTCTTGGCTGTAGTGGCAGTTTCTGCAATCGGGCTTCAATTCCATAGTTTTCCTTTAACCACAACACCGTCTTTTGCTCATCAGCACTCAACGGCCTTTTCTTTCTCTCATCCTCATACCACTTCATCGCCAGATACGGATAACTTGGATCACCCTCTGCATACTTCGTAATCCATCTCACCGCATCATCATGCTTCACTCAATCCTCCACACCCTTACCCCATTCTCTACCTTCCTTGCCGTGTACTTCTTTCCTGTTCTTCTCCATTCTCTATAGTTAGCATTACATAGCTTGGATAGATCACCTCCCTCTAGATAGAAACTATCTCCTAGTTCTAACTGTTCATAAGGGTATTTAGGCCCTGTCTTCCTATCAGGTATATCTAAACCTCTCTCTAACTTAAACATCTCGTACATCTCCATATTGTCGATGTACTCATCATACACACAAAGATATTTAAGGTAGGCAGGAAAACAGAAAATTCCTTGGGGCGGGGATGGTAGTAGTGCACCTAAATCCCGACCCCCCGTCCCATTCGCTTGCGCCAAGAGCGATCGATCTGCGCGACTGGTTGCGGCCAATTGCTACCCGATCAACCTTGAGCACATGCCTGC